CGTTTGTAGCATCTGCATTTTGGGCTGCCCCTCCACTCCCTCCAGCTCCAATGGAATAGGTCGCTGTAACACCAAAAAATGAACCAGGGCCAATATAGTATCCACACCCTCCGGCGCCCCCACCGCCACCACCGCTTGATGCTGCAGTTGCTCCTTTTCTTCCAGAGCCCCCTCCACCACCTCCACTCCATAAAAATACTTCAACCCACTGAGTACGAGAGTCCTTATTCCATGTTCCAGAAGAAGTCAAGATAGAAACTTTACTTGAACCATTTATACTATTGCGTAAAACCACATTTGCCCCTTTTTAGAAGTGCTCGATGACTATTATTTTACCAGCGGAGCCTGTACCACCAGCTCCTGAATTGGCTTGCGCGGATATTCCACCGCCTCCGCCACCACCAGCACCTCCAGGATTGCCTCCATTTCCGCCAGTTCCACCTGTCGCTCCAGCTTTTGCTCCACCTCCGCCACCGCCAGCAGAACCACCACAAACTAACCCACCGCTATTCACAGAAGGATTTCCATTACCACCATTTAGGGTGCCTGTTTCTATTCCAGCGGTTCCGCCGGCTACATAAGTAACACCATTTGAATTATTAATTGCCCCGCCAGATCCTCCAGATCTTGCAGTAACAGTATCACCGCCACCCCCGCCGCCACCTCCTGTAGGTGAAAAAGTAATTACTGCTGCTGTGGTATCTCCTGTTGTATTTCTTCCAGAACCACCAGGATTAGTTACAACAGAGGAAATAGCATATGAAGTGTTTAATCCTCCACCTACACCATTGATCCCTGATGAAGTTCCTCCGCCTTGGCCCGCAGTTCCACCAACAGCAATCATATTTCCAAATGTTGTATTACCTCCGGCCGTTCCATTATTACCATTTGTCGCATCTACGGTTTGGGCTACTGCCCCACCAGCGCTAGCTCCTATTGTATAAGACTCTGTTGATCCAAAAAATGAAGAAGGAGCTGCAAAATATCCTGAGCCACCAGAACCACCACCGCCTCCTCCGGAAGATGAAGCGCTAGTTCCTTTTCTTCCGGAAGCTCCACCGCCACCACCTCCCCATAAAAACACTTCTATCCACTTCGTACGAGAGTCCTTTGTCCATGTTCCAGAACTAGAAGTATAAGTAGTGATCTTAATTGAACCGTTTATAGCATTATTTATGGCCATGTGCACTCCTTCCTCGCTAGAATGATTCTAACGCTCCTTGTAAATTTACAGACAAAATGCTGGCTGCTAACAGTGCTTTAGCAGCATTATAGGCGGCTTCTCTCTCAGCTTTGCTGGTATCATCCTCTGGAGGTTTCATAATAGAAAGAGGTCTTACATAATCCTGTAAGGCTTCCATCCAAATATCTCCTATTGCAGCTTCCTGAGTTTCTTTTACCACGTAACCTGCTGGCGGTTTCCATTGAGTCGCTCCATCCCACATAATGACATTGGTAACTAAATTATTTTGATCTATAACTGCATATCTACTACTCATCAATTTCTCCTTTAAAATATTTCAAACAGAGCCGCCGGCTTCAGCATTGAATCCATTTAATGCGGCGCCGATACAACGAATTTAAACGACGGTCAAGTTTCCGACTGAACTTAGAACTCTCCATGTCGTATTGGCAACTACGCAAAGGCACTCTAAAGCATCTCCAGCATCTGTCGAGGCTAGACTTCCACCAACTCCAGCAATTGTTGCTACGTTCCCAAATTTAACTGTTTGAGATGCATTCTGTGCCAATAACCAACCCCCTGCACCATTTCCAGCAATCCTGAAAATTGTTCCTTGTGCTGCTGTGCTTGGTAGAGTCAAGGTGCATAAAGAGGCATTATCAGCAATATAGCCCGTATTAACAGCAATCGCTTGAGAAGTACCTGTAACGTCTACCCAAGAGGTAACGCCACCACTTCCTCCTGATGAAGCGGCCCATTTAACACCTGAAGTTTGAGCAGAGTCTGCAGTTAAAACAAAATTATCTGTTCCGACGGTCAAAGGGGTGAAGGTACCTACCCCTGTACCAACAAGGATAACTCCTTTCGCAGTATAGTCAGCAAATCCTATTAGAGTATCTGCTGCTCTATTTGGGAATGTATAAACGCCAGCACCAGAAAATTGGTTGGTGAGAGTAAAATCTCCACTACCATTATGTGTGACTGTTCTTTTAGTGGTACCACCACCAATACTAAATCCAACCGATAGGTTAGAGATGTCTAGGTTAACTGATGAATTACGAGCCATTTTTTGCCTCCTGTTGTTTTTTAAACGAAAACTTCTAGCGAGCTATATCAAGCGGATAAAACCCGTTCTAGTGATATTAAAAATTGATTTCCGATGATCTTTGAGTCCTTGTGTTTTCGTTTAAAGTTTTTTTGAGCATGTTAAAAATGACCTACCCTGCAGTAGCATTTTGTTGTGAAATATGAAGCCCACGGTCTTCCTCACTTTTTTTTCTTTTATGGCTTAATTGCTTCAATTCAGCTTTGTGTTTGGAAGTCTTCTTTGGAGCATCCAACAGTTTGATTTCTTGGGAAATGTACTCTTGACTTTGAGCAATGAGTTGTATCAGAGAGCTTTCGAGGATAAGAAACTTATTTCTCATTTCTTCTATAGACTGCTGAAGTGCAAATATGCGATTGACTTCGGTTTGTTGCTGGAGGAGCAATCTTTTAGGGGCGCAGTCTTTAATGACTTTTGGTTGACCCTGCCCATTTTCTTGCCACCAGGACTCCAGATAATTGGGACAATCTTTTTCCGAAGAACATAATTTTGCCTTTACGAAAGGACAATTTTCACCGCATGAAGTGCATTCCATTGAGTTACCTATTTAGTTAAGCTTGTTTTTGACATAAAATTCCTACTACTGCTAACGGCCTCCAAGAAGCACCATGATTATGTGGTAAACATTGATTGGTATTTACGTCTGTTCCAGCTCCGGCGATTCCTTCCGTAGGAGCTCTTGGACGAGGCGAAGGGGTATCGTTTCTGGTTCCTTTCACATGTGTAATCTTTGCGTTGTCCGTGTCTTTTCCGCAGCTGATATTGTGAGTATGGTTAGGGATTTGATTGATATTCAAAGTAGCGTCTGACTGGTGCCAAGTTCCTGCTACAGTATTACCCGCAGGGCCATAAAGGCCGCCTCGCAAAGCTAAATCGCAATCGCCTAAAAAGTTGATAGGTAACCATCCGTCTGGTGCCACGTTTTGATAAAACCAACACAATGTTCCTGCTGGTAAACCCACTTGGTCAAATCGGATTTGATAATTATTGGAAGCGCGTCTGACCATAAATAGATCGCTTGCTACTGCTTGCCCAGTAGGCAAAGTAGGAAAAAGAGAAATATCAATAGATCGAACTTTATCAACTGTCACCTGTTTATCGGTTAATCCTTGTCTAATGATGGTTGTATCGCCATCATTGGCAATCGAAGCGACTGGTAAACCTGGAATTTGTACTGACATAAGTCTCCTTTATGCTGTTGGGTAGGTTTTTGTTTGGCCCCAAACGAGAATATCCGTAGCTGTTCCACCGCTTACGATTTGGTTTCCTGCTAAAGTCCCAGCCCCAAGAGTCAATGTATTATTTGAAACAACAGTCAAAGTCGGGGCTAATCCTATTTTTTTTGCTCCAATAGCAAAGATGTAACGAGTGGGATTTGCAATATCGACGGCAGTTAGAGTGATTAAAACGTTGTCATAAGGGAAAAGACCTACTCCATTTCCATCGGTCAAAACAGCTTGTTCTTCCTGTTGTTTTAAGAAAGAAAGCCATCGATAAGTATATCTGGATAACCAGTTAAACCAATTGCGAGGAGGAAATTCTAAGCGAGCCCAACCCTCCAATTTCTTTTCAGTAGGCGGTTCAAGCACGTTATTTTGTCCAGATATTGGATCTACGACATCGTTCTCAGCCCATTCAGGTAAGATTGAAGGTTTGAGTACCATTATTAACTCCTTAAGGTGTTGGTGGCTGCGAGCCGTTATACATGATGACTTCGGCTAATTGACCTGCTCCAGTGGTGTCAATTGGAGTTCCAAATTCGGCAAATCCTCCTCCGAAATCTGGATTAGTCACTCTACCAGCTTGAACAGCCAGAAGATCGCCTGTGTCTATTTCTAAATTTACTAAATCAAATGGATCAGCTTCGTTAGGTGCGACAAGTAGTAGATCCACGATGGGGTCGCCGCTAAATACAAAAGGAAGCGGAACGCCATAAGTTGCAGTAATTGGAGTGTATTGAACGCCTGCTGGACTGACAGATTGAATAGCAGTAACGAGTTGTTCAGGAGGAACTGGAAAAACCAATCCATCGGTAGACATTTGAAAAGCAGCTGGATAATATTCATGATAACGGATCTGATTCGCTTTAGTGAGGAATTGGAGAACGGTAATCACTTCTTCAGGAGTTCCGTTTGCCTTGTTTATAAATATTTGAAATTTCAATCGTTCTCTGTAATCTTCATCGGATTCATCAGGTAAACGAGCGAGTCCAAGAATTTGACCAATTCCATCAAGCTGATCTCCAATCGACGTTTCCAAAGAACGCTCGAATTTTAAATCCTGATCGACGTTATCTATTTCTTGCATTGAGGTAACAAAGGCACGAATAAGCCTTTGAAAACGGCTGTATTCTCCATCGACAAGGCTTTGCTGAAATTGACCTGCTAAAAGGGCAATAGCTCTTTGAACGTGATTGGTTATTCTAACCATGTCAACCTCTCAAACGGTCGTGTAGACCATTTTGTTGATGCCAGCAAAATGATTTCTATCATACTGTCACCGTTATTCTTGTTAGATCAAAGATGGCAACTTCGTTTTCTGCGATGCTGATATCTGCTGTGCCGAATAGGGGACTATCACCTGGTAAATTTGTGGATGCAATTTGCATCACTCCGCTGGCAATGCCTGGAACATTGAAAATCTGAGCAAGAACACGCTGCAATAGAACGTCTACGCCTATACCTAAGTTAGATCCATATGTATTAATGGCAGCCTCCACTAAATCCTGGCCATTAGGCGGAAACACTTCTTCCGTATATAGAGTTAAGGCAACCGTAACCCAAATGTAGATGGGGGTGGGGCGGCTGAAATTGATGACTTGGAATTCACCTTGTGAGTCGGTAATGGTAAACGCAGTATTTCCGAACGTTTGGATACCTGCTGGTTTCGTGGTCCAGATTTTATTTGCGACGTCAGCATCAGTGCCTCCTTGTACGACAGCTTCAAAACTTTTTGGAAATCTTCCACCTTTAATAACCGCCGTTGCTTGTGAAGCTCCTCCACTAACGGTAAAGTCATTAGGAATCATAATCACTTCGATAGCGCTAGCCATATTCATCGTGATCGTTCTATTGGCAGTTCCACCAACGGTTGCCGTTACAACTTCAGGTTGATTTTGAATCAAGGCTGCAATCACGTTCATTGTGGCTAAATGAGAAACTGCAAAGGTG